AATTCTGCTACGGTAGGCGCTTTGCCAGTCCCGGCTCTGGCTTTCTCGGCCTTAGCCCCTACTTCCTCTAGCACTTTTACCATCTTCTCATCCGGTAGGCGCAGGATTTCCCGGTGTTGACTGAACGACAGTGACGCCTGCCGTTTGTCCGCTGGTATCCGTCGCGCGCATTCAGCGTAGCCCTTAAGCGTGCTGAGCGCCCGGCCCGTCTGATTCAACGCCACTGAATACTTCGTGCCCCATTTGCCCTCGCCGAAGTTCAGGATGTCGCCCAGCATGAATCCGACATGCTCTTGCAGCGAGTTGGTATGATCCAAGATCGCCAAGTTTTCCTCGATGGTCGTATCTTCCGACAACACGACACCGAGACTGTTTTCCATGATCGTTACGCGATCTCTGAAGATTTCCGCAACTGATCGTGTCAAGGGTTGCAGCACCAAAGGTTCTGCGTCCGCTTTTTCTTGTTCTGCTTTCCTGATTGCATCCGCGCCTGCCGCGAGTGCATCTTTGCCGCTTTTCTTTGTCTTTGCTTTTTTCTTTGCCATATACTTTCTCTGTTGTGTCTCTTTGTTAGGTTGTAGCGACCGCTGCCGACACCCGCTTAGATCGCTTTCTGATGTTCTTATCTCGCCAAGCTTGGAGTTGTAGCAACGGCTCAGCCCTAGGATTAAACTTGCGTAGCCGTACCCAATCGTACACTTGATTGTAGCTGCGGCCCAACTCCCTCGCCAAGTCGCCTAATGTTTTACCGTCGCGCTTTAAGCACGCTTCGATGTCATCAAACAACTTTTTGATCTCATCCATAACGCCCATTTTACATTAACCTCTGTTGTTGTGCAAATTATTAGTTGAACTAAGTTTCTGTTTCCCATACGCCCGTTCCCGTAGCCGTCGCTGCCGCCCCTCGTCGCACTCTGCGCTACCGCATGTTATGTGACCATCCAGCGCAGGCCTGCCGCACTGTGGGCATGTCGGCCAATCGTAAGGATATTCAGTATTCATAAATGTTTTGGTATCGATGTCGATACGATTTCCGGCACTGGCTCATTCCATTGCGTATTGGCTTGCGCGCGTAGTTCCCTCAATAACGTCTCGGCCCGCTCCTGCGCCTGTCTTGCCGATCTACTCTGAATAAATCCGCACTTTGGGCATGTCGCCTTCAGTGCCATCATTTCACCGACTGCCGTTACTGCCTTACTAACCAAGCATCGCATGTCGAATACACGTAATCTGAGTTGTTTTTTGGTTATCATTTTCCAATATTGTTTAACTCACGTAGCCCTAACACTCGCTGCACTTGTTTCTCAATTGCCATCGCCTCGTTGCTAGTGAACGCCACGTAAGGCTTAATCGCCTCGATTCGCTCCGGCAAATCCGGGCACTCGCACTCAGATAAGTTCTTCCCGCATACCATGCACGTCATAACGTTCCTTTCATATTACCGCTTAATGCAGTCATTGATAACAATGTAGCGCATGGATCAACCGTATAGTTAAAGCGCTTATTTCCTACCGCGTTCTCCCAAAAATAATCCGGCATACGATATTCTGGTGTCCAGATCAGTCCGGCTAGTTCTCGTGCCTGTTGTGGTTGATAAGACACTGACAAATCAACGATCTCCCCACTATCCGGCAATCCGCTCCATACATGCATTTCCGGCCAAATACCGTTTGCCAGCATGAAGTATGCGGATTTCTTACTGAACATATAGCTGAAATGCGTCGTATTCTCGCCCGTATCATGGCAGAATTGAAATTGCGCTGATCCGGCTTGCAACAGAGCATCCAAGCCGTGTCTCTTGGCCGCCTCGTTGAATGCAGCCGCCCAATACAAACAAGAGCGTTGCTTTGGCTTATCGCTATACCGTCGCTGATATATGTCGCGCGCCTCAGATACGACCACAACCTTTATATCTTTATTCAAACACATATTTCCTATCCAGACATTTTGCGCCCGCCCTCGATACGCCTATCCCTGTTATCGTCGCTCCGGCCTTCAGTGCCTTAATGTATTCAATAAAATCGTGTGCATCGTTTCCTATTACAGTGAATCGCAACGATACGTCAAAAAGCGCTTCGTAACTAACAGACCCGTCGCTTTCTTCGCGCCTAGTTGAGAATACAGGCCCGCATTCCTTGGCAGACCAGTCTTGTAGCAATGCTTTCATTCGTTTATGATTTCCTCGTCGCTCAGCTTGTCCGTCTCTACGAATATCCACACATTAGGCCGATAGGGATAACCGTGTAGGTCTAACTTTCCACGTAGATTTCTGTGCAGCACTCCGATCCTGCGATATTTCAGCTTGCGCCGTCGCGCTTCGTTCACTATCACCTCGCGTTCAGCCGTATCATACAAACCATTCGGATTAACGAATGGCTTGTTGTCTAAGTGACCGCCAATCACGGGTTTTAGTATTTCGCCCGTGCTCAATATGATCTGTTCAGGAAGATTGCTCATAATTTCACCCTCTTGCCGTACGAGACACCGAGAAGGAAAATGTAACAAGCTAACCTAGCCACTGTTGGACATATACCGCTATTCGGAAATACGTCCCGCCGTCCGTCGCCATCTTTAACTACCCGATACCCGCTGCACTCGTGCTGAATGATTAACCCATGTTCAGCAGCGAGCGCGTTTAACTCTCTTGTAGATATTCTCGGATTCATCCCTAGTCATCAAAACTGAATTGCCTAGCTGGTTTATCCACGATCATCTTATCCAATTCCTTCTGGATTGTCTCAAAACCCTTCTGGACACTCTCGCGAATGCCGTCGCTCTCGCGCAGAAATTCCGGTGTAACCCCGGCGATTGCCTGCCGCGCCTGATCCACAAGCTTTTTCAACTCCGCGTCATCGGCGATGTTTCGCGCGTTAAACGTGTTGAGAAAATCTGACACATTGCCAACCAGTGAATCGTAAATCTTTTTTTTCTTGCCGTCTTTGGATGGTGTTAACTGTGTCACCATACGTTTGACCAGCGCCGCCATTTGAACCCGGAGCACCGTCTTGATTTCTTCCGCCGCGTCATCCATCATCTTAGCGAGTTTTCCTTTCTCGCTTTCAAACAGCCCGGCCCGGAGATTCTTTAACGCGTCTGGTGTTGCGAACGTGACATAGCGCCACGTCAGCCCAAATCGTTCGCAGGCTTGATCTGCCGTGAGGTAGTCATTGATATTCGCCAGACCGTTCAAACGCGTTACAGCCTCAGCTACGCGCTCTGTGTATGCCTTCCGAAACTTCTCGACTAACGCCCTGCGTTCCGTCGCGCGTTCCTTCATGTAATCATCAACCTCAACGACCAGTGTATTCGGCACGCGAAATACACCCTCTTTGAATAAGCTTGGAAGCGCTCGCGTTGCCAGCCATGCACGGGTTTTGCCGTCATGCGTCTTGATCGCGTCATACTCCCTCGCGTCCAAGAGGTTCTTGTTAACGTGCAGCATCGACTTGTCCGCATCGACATCGATCTGCGATGTACTGACTTTCCGCGTATTACCTAGCCGATGGAAACCGACTACCAGCAATACGCTTTTGTCATCCAATGTTTTCTTGTTCTGTTCACTCATATACTATATTAGCACATCTACCAATACATTCAATCACACGATTACGTGTTTCCTGAGAAATTTTACCTCAGCATCCAGCGCCGTCCGTCGCGTCGTAAAGCCCCGCAGTGTAGGCCCGCTGACTGGCGATAGATCGGCATACCAGCCGCCGTGCTCTGGCTCAACGTGCGAAGCCCTGCGCGTTTCTACGTCCGCTTGTGAGAATAGCGCTGTCAATGCGTCATCGTAAATCGCTTTGATCCGCCCGGCCTTAATAACTAGCTTTAGCGTTTTGCTTGGCTTGCTCATACATTTCTGTGGTTGGCTGCGTTTCCTTCACTTCACCCAGCGCCGCTTCCAAATCTTTTGTCAGCGCCTTGCATGCCGGGCCTTTGCAACCCCTGACTTTTACCGTTGGCGATCCGCCCTCGATGATGATTTCTACTTGCTGCATAAAACTTGAACCTTTCGTTCCTGTTGCACTGTCTTAACCCTGAAACCCTTTCGCGCCATCTGCTTGCGTGCGACTTCAGCCGCGTACCAGTCTTTAAGTTTGTCAGCGTTGGGTTTCTGCGCCTTGCCCGGATACTGCACCGTCGCGCACAAACCATGACCACCAGCCCAATTATCCCATACCAGCCTGTAACCGGGTTTACCGTCAGTCCGTGCTACCAGCCCGATTTCGTAAGCCCGCGCGTTGCCCTTTACCCTGATCGCATGTTCGCACTTGCCGTAGTCTTTGGTGTCAACGCCCTGCCGATACGCTGCATCCCGCCCTTTGTAATCGCCAACCCATTGCCCGTACCACTTGAAAGTTTTTTGCCCGCGCACCAATTCAAGCCCTAGTCGTTCACAGGCTTTTTCTAGTGAATCAAGATCAGTGATAAACAGATCAATTAACGTTACGTGTGACATATATTGTATATTAGCACATCTACTGAGCTAATCAATCTCCCATGTTTCGTTAAATTCATCCGGTGTGCCAGTCCAGACAAACATCGTTTCTCCATCCCAGCCGTGCCCGCGCACCTTAATCTCCGGCGATCCTTCGATAAGGAAACGGCCCGCAAACCATCGTATATCGTCCGGGCTGACAATCTTGCCGAATTGGTATTTCGCATTCCTGTCCCGCGACTTGACACAGATCGCGTTAAACGCTGTGTCCATGCATGCCGCTGAAAATTCCTGCATGTTCTCTGTTACTTTCATATTTTTTCCATCCTCACGATCTGTCCGCAGTGATTGCAAATCCAGAGCATGTATCCTGCGAAGCTACCCTTGCCCTTCACGCGTCTAACCTTGTCGCTGGCGCAATACCTTCCCTTACACTTCATTAGTCGAACCTCATTTCCCGTTTTGGTACCACTACCGTTTGTTTGTTTTTCCGATAAAGCCCCTCGTAGTTAGCGCTGATAAAAGCGTTGTCCGCCACGTTTCGCAATGCCTCGATTGCCATTGGATCAGTCTTGCAGATCGGTGTCGCATACTTCGCTGATTCCACTATTGAGCACTTGAACATTGCTGCCCGCTTGCAGCAGTTAAAGATGTCAGCGCCAGTCCAGCCCGCGCCGTCGATGTCGTTAGGATTACCTTTCAACCCAAATTTCTTCAGATAGAATTTCCAGATCGCGGCCCGTTCTTCCTGCGTAGGAAGATCAAAGAAAAATGTTCCGAGTGTAAACCGTCGCTTCAGTTCCGGCGGCATGCTGTCACCCATGATCTTATTGCACGTTGCGATGTAAAGCGCTCGGCCCTGACTGACTGAATCAATCACTTTCATTGCCGCCCTGATGGCTTGCTCTGAATCTCCGACATGACGCCCCTTCATAGCTCCCAAGTCCAGCGAGATAGTTACCACGCCTGCCGTGTTCCCCGTCGCTTTGGCGACCATGCTTTTCGCGCTGCCGGGATGTCCAACAAACAGGATGCCTTCAGCTTTTTTATCCTGCATTTCCTTCAGCAGCACGGCAAGTTGATCTTGCGTTGTGCCTGACGAATCGCCAGAAGCGCCGCCAAGCGCTTTCTCTATTTCATCAATAAATACAACACCGCGCGGCTGCATACCGCCGATAACCTTACCCACAAAGTTCTTGATGTTTGAGCAACCCTGAACGTCATCTAGTGTTTCACCGTCGCGCCAGACCGTCAACCCTTGCGTTTCCTCGATTGCCTGCCGCTTGCGATCCCAAAGAGTGACCGGGTTAAGCACGACACCTTTACCGTTCTTTTCAAAGCTTACCGCTACAGTCTGTTCCGCCGAGAAGGCGGACAACCCAGAGAGCGCATCTACGGCGCGATCAATGCCCTCGCTTGTCACACCATCAAATTTTACGCCTGATTCCTTAGCGCCAACTTGGGCATGCGAAATTTGCGCCTCAACAATGTCGCGCAACTGCGCTGCATCCGGCAACTGTTCGTCAATTGCCAGAATGTCGTTTGAAAGCTCTATCGGCGTCCGCATCTGAGGCGCGAGCAAAACCAACATCCTGTGTTCGCTCTTGTTTGTGTCGCGTAAATTCCAGATGCCTTGTAGCACCGTTGAATCGTCAACGAATCGTTGAGCGTTATGCATGAACAACACGGAATGCTTCGGAAGCTTTTGCGCTGCGTCCAGCATGTCAGGCGGATTACCGATACCGATACCCTGCCCGCCTTTGCCCATTGCCTGATCGTTTACTGGCATGACACCGCGAACGATGTCCCACGAGAAGATAGGATAATCCGCCTTCTCGCTGTTCTTAACCGAGCTAATCGTTGCTGCTGCGTCCGGTGTTTTCCAGACAACCAGAGGAACGCTTACCCGTCGCGCTGCGTTATACTGCTTTAATGTTTCACTCATAATTTCTCTCTCACTCACGTTTTACCTTAGCACATCCACTAAGCCTTGCAACTGTCGATTGTCCCCTGAAGTCCAGCCGCCAGTCGTGCGTCTCTCGCCGCCTGATCGCCGCATTCCAGACCCTCGATAAATCCATCCAGCCATAGCGCGATTTCCGACTTGCTGCCGCGAGGCGATAAATACCGCCCAAATCGATGACTATTATCTTCAAGCGTAGCAACCCTCGGCCTGCCACTTGTCCAATCCAATCCCAATTCAACGTTGAATCGTTTTTCAATTACGACCAACTTTTGTTCCAGTTCCGCTTTGTTTGTTTTCATATTCCGTATCGACATCGATACCAAGTCCGATGTTTGTCAGCTTGATTATCGCGTCCATGTGTTCATTCACCGTGAAGTGACTTTTGCCGCTCTTAACTCTGCCTGCGTGCTTGGCGATTGCTTTCAAACTGTTAACTGCGTTCATTTCTGAAGCCGTCGCAGCCGGGCCGCCAATCCCTCTATACCCGTTTCTACAAATTCAGCCCACTTCACCCACTGATTCGGCCCGCCGCAGTAATCCCTGCGACCTTTGCACGTCCGATAATAAAATCCGCCCATGCCGCAATTGTCATGCAAGCCAAGGTAGAGAGTATCCGTGTGTAGCGTGTTATCCCCCGATACCGCGATACCGCCCGGATTCCAGCGAATATCGTATTCGCCTTTCGCCAGTCCCAGCGCTTCCGCCGTCGCCTTTAGAATCTTACGACCAAGCTTTTTGTATTCGTTTTTGGCAGCATCGTTATATCCCGCCGTTGACGAAAGTGCTGCGAATCTCGCCAGTATGGTTTTGTTTATCGTTGTCATAAATATGCCATTGCTGGTTGACCGTTGACCAGCCCGTCAGCCGTTACTTGAATGTATCGCTTAAGCCCGTTAAACACTGCGCTCATGTAAACGACTGCCCGCGCCGTGTAATCAACTGCGAAACCCTTTTTCCGCATCCGATTCACTGCGATTAGTTGCTTTGGTTCTTGATACTTCATGGTTTGTTAACGTTGTCTGAAATTTCGTCGTAGCGTTTCTTGCATTCCTGCGCCGCGTATCCCGCCGCGATCAATCGCGAACATCCGCGACTGTTGATGAAAAAGTTAATCAGCGCTTCAACTGCTTCCGCCTTGCGTTTCAAGTATTCCTTCTCACTCATGCGCTGACAACCTTTCGGTAATCCGACATCGCGGGCACTGGCTGAGGATCAAACATCGCGGCCAATGGAACGCCCACGAAAACCACTGCCGTCATCACTACCACTACCATCATCATTTCCATGCCTAACCTTAGCACAATCGCTAATGCCTGCAAATGAACTATTTTCAACTATTTTCGAGGGCATTTTCCACGTCTGAACGAATCATTGCGAACACCGCAGCGTTGTAGCGTGGATCGGGATTTGCCTCGTATTCCCGGCCCGGCCCGGCAACGCCATACTTCGGCCTGAGCAGGCATGGACTTGGACGCGCCGCGCCGATGATGCTGTATTTCTTGCCGGTCTCACGCTCGCGCACCATCCTTGTAATACGCTCGCGGAAGTCCGCTACGGTTTCTTGCGGTTTATATTTTGTGTCACTCATTGTATTGTATCCTTCAATTCTGGAACTAACGCACGAACTTCCGGCATGATCCATGATCGCAGCCATAGCCTGCATTCCGCCTCTGCCTCATCACGCGTTATCTCGCGGCCCGGAAAACCTAATGACGGGCCTTGCCAAAGCATACGCATCAATTCTGCCGCTCGCTCTTTACGCGTTCCTCTCATAAAATCATCGCACCGTCGCCGACCTGAAGCGCCGCGTAAAGTCGCTCATCCATATCGTCCATGCGCTCTTTGGCAGCCTTGCGCTTCAGCCCTTCGATTTCCCGAATCGCCTGCCCGTCCGTCAAATTGTAAGTCAGCCCGTAGTGCTGTTTAATCTTACGCTTCGCCATCGACATTTGAAGTGATGTCATAATCATTTCTCGTTGCTGGGTTTCGGCGGCTCGGATGTGTCGCCGTTTTTTCGTGTGTAGGTTTTATTCATATCTTTTTATCCGGCATGCCGTAGATGCTTCCGCAGTATCGATTCCAGTGTTCAACTGAGCACTCCCAGCGCCCGTGCATATAACCCGTTGTGACATCCACTGAGTTTGATTTAGGCCCGCGAAAAACGTTTCTGCCGTCTGTGAAGTAAACGAGATCGCCGACCAATCCGAGAAAGCCTTTGATTTTCTCGCCGTGGTCGTTGGTCGCTTCCACCATTTTATTTCCTCTCTCGCTCACGCTTGAACTTAGCGCAATCGCTAAGCATTGCAAGCACTGATTTGCTGCTGAATGTTCCTGAATATCTGCTTGGCTTCCCTCACTTCTGCCTCTGCCGCTTTGATCTGCGCCCGCGCATCCTTAATCCGTTCCGCTTCACAACTGGCGCGATACCGGAGCATGTCTAATTTGGTGATTGGTTTAATCACGCGCCCATCCTTATCTCTGCCGCGCGCTCTGGATCGCCGTTCTCAGCGAAGTAGCGCGCGATGTCGAAACGCTCTGAATGCTCGCGATCCGCGTAACCGTATTCCTCTACAGGATCGTAGTCCTCGCGGTCGTAATCATCGCTAGCGCCCTCGTAGTCCATCTTGGAGTAGTATGCCATCTTACTTGCCTTTCTGTTTGCTGTTCACTGAATAAAGTGTCATTACCTTCGCTCGCTCTGCCGGAGTCGGCGGCCCTTTGGATTTTCGTGAGCATCGCTCCGAAAACTCATTCCATGCTTGAATTGATTTTCTGACTTCGTTTGCTATCATGTTTCACCGTCGCTGTTACTTTGGCCTGCGCTTCCTTGGCCCACGCTCCCGAATCCTTGCACGGCCCGCCGCATACCGGGCACTTGATTAGATATTTCGTCACTTCGTTCATCACATCATCAACAGGCATTCCTCTGCCCCGTAAACTTTCATTTCGCCGCAGTTCTCGCACTTGTAACCCCTCGCGTCCGGTTCGCATCCATCTTGCTTGTATCCGCACGCCAAGCAGAAACCGGGGAAACCGTCACCCGTCATCGCTCGTTGCGCCGCCGCCAGCACACGCTCAATTGTCAGTTTTTGTGTTTTCATATTTTAGTAGTCGCTCGCTTCCCCGAATTTTACGAAGTTGGGCGCATCAGGATCAGGGACTATTTTATCGATCAATTTATCGACTGCCCCGTTCATGTAGGCGACGATTACCGGGATGTAAACCGTCGCGAACACCGCAAACATCGTCATCGTTTTCACTGATTCACTTAATGTCTCACTCACAAGTGAACATTAGCACTACTACCAAGTATGCAACAACTATTTTCAACTATTTGTGCCTGTAGAGGCTGCTGAATCTGAGGCACTTACGACGAATGTATCGATGTCGATACCGAATTTTGACATGGCGCGGCCCACCGATAGATAAGGCAACGCACCGTGATGCGCTGTCTTATGGCGGACGAAACCGTACTCCGCTTCGTTTACGATCTAAATTAGAATCGAAGGGCCATTCACTTTTTCGCCTTGCCGTGTTTGCCGATCCTCGCAAGACGCTTACCCTCTTGCTCACTCAAAATCCTTGTGCGCTCGCCACGCAGATTGATAACGTTCTGGAAATATCCACGCCAGCTTGTAGGCCGTTTTTCTTCGGCCTTAACCTTGGACGTGAAATATGGATCAAACGGCATTGGTCGCCCTGACGTTGCCGTCGCTGTCAATCACTTTCGATTCGTTGTACTCGTTCAGCACGGCCCGCAGGAAGTCTATTAAGTTCGTTTCCGCGCCGCATTTCAAGCAAACGTTTTTACGCCCGCACAGTTCGCATTCTCCGTTGTTGTTCATTTTGTGATGATGCTTAGTGCTTCCGATAATTTCTTGTCACAGTACAGCTTCACTCTGATCTTGCGAATCGCGCGCTGCTCAATACGCCAGATCGCCTGCCACGAACAATCGCAGTAAGCCGCTATGTCTTTGTGCTCTCGCGGCACTCCGTAACGCGAATGCAATGCGCTTACAGCAAGCCCAAGGTCTATACTTGATTTGCTCATTGCGCCAGATAATCCCGCCGCAGCTTCGATTCAGCGTATCGTTGCCAGTTCTTTAACATCGACACTGCGTTGCGTTTCAATTCCTCAGCCGTATCCCGCTCGCCTTGCGTGACTGTATCCATGATATTCAGGGCATCGATTGATCCAACTAGTTTACCCGCCGTTTTCAATGCCTGTATATCCTCGTTTAATTGCAGCGCCGCCACTGGCGTTTCTCGCTGTACGATCGCCTGTGCGGGCTTGGACGCAGCCGGAGCGTGCTGGCGGACATGAGCGCCCTGCCGCGCATTCTGGCGCGATTCTCGCCGTCGCGCTGGTTGTTTCCGTAGTTCTTTGTCACGCCTGCTGAATACTCGCGCCATTGCCGTTGTGTCCGTTTATGTGCAGCCGGGCGACCGTGTAATCGTGAAGCTTTAGCCGTTGCACTGCGAACGCTTTTTCTGGATAGGACTTAAAGCGCACGTCGATCTCAATTGATTCGCGGGCTTTGTTCTCTGGCTGGTTAATCCACCATCTTAAGTAATCATCCGGCACGAGTGCCAGCAGTTCGCCCTTGTACTGCTTGCCGATTGGCATAAGCGAATCGTCCGTGTAAGGCCCACGTCTGTCTATCGCATCGCTGCGAAGCTTGATGATCTCGGTGCGTGCTTGCTGTAATTCATCTAGCAAGTTCGTAATGATCTTGGATGCGACGTTATTCGGATGCTTCGCCGCCAGCGCCTTGTATTCTTTGATCTGCGCCAGCGTTAGCATTCGATTACCCTGCCGCCAGCAAATCCTCGTAGGAATTCCGTTCCTACGGGATTGGTCGCCAGACGTGAAAATAAATCGTCGTACTCAAATACCTTGGCGGATTTCTTTTGCTTCGTAAAAACGAAATGCCATTTCACTGTCTCTAGTCCCGTGCTCTCAACACCCTCAACATAATCGCCTTCGCGATCTTGAAGGATATAACTCATACAGGTTTCGCCCCGTTTCCTTCCTTGGTCGCCGTCGCGGGCTTAACCTTCCTGCGCCGTGGCTTTTTCGGTTTCTCTGCCTTACCCTTGCCTGCCACAGCAAGCACAACATCGTTAGTATGCATCGATGGATCAACGCGTAACGCTTCAAACACAAACATATCGTGGTATGCCATTGCCTCTACAAAATCCTTGGTGGTTTTAAGCGTGCCGCTAATAATCGCTGGCTTTGCTTTCATGTCCGCCCGTCGCCTATTTATTTCACTCACGACTAACCCTAAATACTGCCGAAGATTGGCCGGGCTTACACCGTCACACGACATTTCCAGTTCCTTGTCGCCACGATGGACGTGCAAACGTGTGCCGTATTGCATGCCGCCTTTCTTGCGGGCTTTCTCCCATTTCATCACAGTTAATACCGCGCCCTCTGGCAAGGTTGTTGTTTCTTGTGCTGTTACTGTCATGTGTCTATTGCTTCCTGTATAGCTTCTCTCAGAGTTGGGCGTGTCGGCTGTACGACAATTCGCTTATCGTCAACCTTGATAAATCGCTGAACTGTCCAGCTAATAACTACCTCGCCGCGCTTATCGCGAGTAGGCCACACCTGCGCGCCTACGGCTTCAACCCAATCCAGTAGCGCTGTATCGCTTAACATGCCTTGCCTTTCATTGCTACAATCATAGGTAGCCTTCCTTGCCGCCGTCGCTTAAGGGCTTCCCTATAGTGAGCGCATGTGCTGAATGGATGTGTAAAGTCGTATGCCTCACAGCTACAGCCCTGATCTTCGCCTAACAAGCTTAGGATGTGTGTTACTTCCGGCCTTGTACGGCTCTTAACCAAGTAAGTTCCGATGTCAAAGGGTTGGAATGTCATTTCTCCAAAGCCTGCCTAAGCACGAACGTAGATCGATCCAGTGATAGCGATAACCGATCCTGAGCGTCGATAGCCGCCCTCTGTTGGGTAATCTGTATCCGGGCTGTTTCTTCCTTCTGATTAGTAATAGTGATCCATGTCCAGCACGGACAAGCTACGCACCACATTATTGTGCAAGCTATGACGTAAACTACTTCTCTTAATTTCATTACATTAGTTGTTTTTGAGGTAATTCGATCCACTGACTGTCATCGCATCCAAACCTACCCTTCGGAGTTATTACTTGCCGAAATAACCAACCCCCGCCGTCGCCGCTCACGTAATAACGCCTACCGCCCGGCCCTTCTACTAGTAGCCACTCTTGCGGTATCGATATGTAGATATAGCCCGGTGGTAACTGCGGTAAGTTACAGCGCAAAATGCTACCCCACAAAATTGCGGGTTTCTTCCCTACATAGATGTAGCTCATGGTCGATGGTCTATTACAATATCCGGGCAATCAGTTTCCAGTGAGTTAAAGTGTTCGATGATATACAGCCGCACGGGATCGCTCCGGTTACTCGCGGTATCTCTCCACATGCCGTTATTCCACAGCCAGAGAAGATAACTCGCTGGCACGTCGCGCATCTTTGCACCCGAGTACTTGCCGAAAGTAATTTCATCGTCATGCGTAAAGGCACTGCTCACGATACAACACTCCCGTTAGCGATACGATCTTCGCCAAGCCTAGCTATCATCTGATCTTTTGTTTCAGTGTTAAGGTGTAAGTTATACACCATCCGTTGATACAATCGGTATGCCGTCATTGCTATATCTAGGTTGGGATGTCTATTGCCTATTACTTCTAAAGCGTGCATGGCATGTGAGTACCAGTGCTGCGGTAAATGTCCAAACTCAGATGGCTTGAACGGTAAGGGTGGTTCGCTGCGAAAAAACGATCCTTCCTCGTAATCTACCTCGCGAGGATCAGCCGGATTCATAAAGCACCAGCGAATAAATGCTGTTAGCCGTCGCCCCGGAGAATACGCTACCCCTGTCTTAGTCCATGTTTTAGGTTCTGAATCACAACCCCTTACTGCGGTCAATAACGTTCCTTGCTCGCGAAGTGGTAGCTCCATAACCCAATCCTGTAATACGCTTTTCATGGCCGCATGTTCCTAAGCTGTGTTTCTACCTTGTGAATCCGTTTCTGTATCCGCACCATTTCAGGATGCTCTGGATCGCGATATGGCAACCATTCTTCATACAAAGCTTTTAACCCCTTAATCGTTTCGCTCTTAGTGAATACCCGTTCGTGATGGTTAATGTCGCGCACTATACCAAGTGCGCCCACTTAGAGTACCGCCGCCTTTCCGTTCTCATCCTCGATGAGTTGTGTTATTCTCGGTGTCCAGACCTTGCGCTTACCTCGCGGGCCTTTCTTGGCCCATGAGTAAATATAAAAAGCCACTCCACAATGTATCCAGTTCATCACTGCTGGATTAGCGAGGCTTTTAGTTACCCGGCTGGAATGATTCGATCCTGACGTAGATTGGATAGCCAGTAACATCGCGCCCTGCCTAACGAGAATATCAGCGCCCCATAAGTCTCGCCGAATTCCGCCGCCCGGATGTTTGGGCACTGGTATCCATTTCTCCACTGATTCTGCCGCTGCGTCTCGGTCGCGAAAAAACTTTAATGTCCTAGCCGTAGGCGATCTCATTTCTTAGCCTTTGGTTTTCGCCCTATTATGAGTAGCACTATAATGACAAGAGGGACATCAACGCACAGAAAAAACCAGTCTCGCGCCCAAACGATTCCAGCTATCATGCTTCACCTTTCCCTAGTGTTTGTTTCGGAATAACATGCGTACAGAATTGTTTGCCGTCGCGCCATTCAGTTATCTCGGTGCAGCCTTTAATTATCGCATACCGAATGGCTTGCTCGCGATCATGCCCTACTAACGACGCGGGTACACCGATCTCTGGTTTTAGATACCACGACTTATCTGCCATCTGTGTTAAATTGGCTTTCATTTCACCTTCCCAACCCAAAACGTAGGCAGGATCATAGTTTTTTCATCATCTGGTATCGGCTCGCTATTGCGATACAGCCACTCGGCTAGGTTGGCGCGTAGATCGGCTAGCTCTTTTTTAAGTATCGCTGCGCTCTCAGACTGCGGAAGCATAGAGCGTATCGCTTCCTCTAGTTCCGGCTTCGTTAGGCGCTTTCCTTGGCTGCTCACTTGCGCCTTGCTCGCTTTCTAGCTGGCTTAGATTTCTCCGGCGCTGGCTTAGATTCCTGCTCATACTTCGCCTTAAACATATTCCAGTTCACCGGGATACAGATGTCCAGCAGCACGTTTAGCGGCATATCATCCAGCGACTTCCACTGATCTACCCCCGGCATGTCGTGGTAGATATACTTAATGAGGTAGCTAACAGCTTGTTCCTCGGTTAACACCATGCCGTCTATTCGTTGGCGCAGATCGCTTATAGCTGCGGCCTTAGCGCCTATATCCTGAGCGGACGGGGATTGATCCTGAGTTGCCGCACGGTCTTGTGAGGCTGCCTCAGTTTCTACGCCATGAGTTTCAGTATGCGCCGATTTTACTCCGTCTGGCTTTTGATCGCCGCCGCCCAAGCTATGTGCAAATTCAATTGCTTTCTTAAGTCGAATATCGTCCTCGCTGGATAATGGGCTTAGCTTCGGTATCCACTTGTTATACAGCCATTCGACTACTTCCTTCGGCAACTCTCCAACTTTTTTACCAAGCATGTTGCCACCGGGTTTACCAAAATGCGCCACGCGATCCTTGTAGTTGCGTTCTGTTACGTTAATCGGCCCGTAATCATTAACCTCGTGCGCTTCATAGGTTATACCGTCTGGTGTTTCCAGAGTAATAGCCTTACCATCTGTCTCGGTAAATGTCTCTCCCGTAGCGTTAGCCGTCGCCTCTCGCACGTTGCGCTCTATTATCTCTGCCTGTGGTCGCTGGTCGCCGTTCTCTGGCTCAAAATCGTGTATCTCATCCTCTGTGTAGATACCAGCTACAAGACCCGGATTCATCGCACGCACGCCTTCTGTGAGACATCGCGCGTGCAACATCTGCCGTGGGGATTGCCGCCAGTTCTTTTTCAGCTTCCAGTCGCCTTTCTCTGTGTCCCATGAACACGCTACGCGTTTCTCTACTGCATCCTTAAACGTCCTGATAATTGTAATCTCACCGGGTAGCTGTAACTCGGATGCATCTTGGTTGGCTTTCAGTTTTTTGTAACGCGCCACCGCGCCTTTGACTGCCGATGTCGAATCTTTTAACATCGCGTGCTTATTACGCCAGAATGTAGCAGAGCATTCGGTATCATCGCGCACATGCCAGAGTATCGCGCCTTCGCGTTCAAACTCGCCCTGTAGTGCGTCCGCCCTATACGCGGGCTTGCCTTCGATCAAGTGATACCGTCGCAGCGCCATCACTGGATGGATGCCTTCGGCCTGACAGAGTAACATGAGCGCCATTGCCTGTGCTTCGCTCTTGATGCCAAACATACCGCTTTCAGCGATTGCCTTCGCCATTATCTGCATGTCAGCAAGTGCTACAGGATGCTCATGCCTGACTGTTACTTGTCGCCCCGGCTCTGTAGCTTCGCTACTCATATCGATAACAGTTTCTTAAAGTTCACCGTCACCCTGCCATTGAAAACCCGTACCTTGTTAACGGTTTTTCTCGCGGCACGTCTCTTGGCTTCATATAGCCGATAACCTTTCTTGTTACGTGCCTGATATTGCCGCCATTGCTCTGGTGTGTATTGGCTCATCCTGTCTTTAGATGTAGTTGTTGCGCATCCCATTGAAGGTATGCGTCTTTTATTAAGCCTTTATTGATACATGACTTAAGACCTTCGTACACCGCTGGCTCTAGCGCGTCACATATCTTGCGATGCAACGCAGTTATTTCGGGCTTGTCATCGTGCCTGCCTGTCTGAAATACGCGCATCGCTACGAACACCCCGTTAGATGTTTCTCCACTTATCTGAATTGATAACGTCATCGTATGTGCGTCTTTGTTTCTTCGTACACCCTCAATCCCGCAGGCTGCACCAGCCGTCGATCATCGCTCTTGGAAAGTTCCTCTGGAAAGCGTGTCTTATGGAAACATCCGGCGCAATCCTCGCGGTTTAACTCATCCAGTATCCGCATGCGATCCAGCTTCAACGTCTCGGTATCCGCGTGCCATTTCCAGAAGTCCGGCCAAGCCTGACAAAACACGATAGCGTCCAGCACTTGAAAGTTTATCTTGTTGCGCACTACAAGCCCCTTTGGTTTCTCGATGCCCGGCACTACCGCTAGCTCGGTACTCATTTCCAAATCTAGTGCCTGCGCCTCTAGCTTTTGTGCCTCGGCTTCCGTGTATTTATTGGTAGCGCTGGCGCGTAGGTTGGCTGCCTGCTGGCGCAACTTGGCGGCTAGCGATTCCTGACTATTGATTTTATCCTGCTCTGCCGCTCTCTCGCGTGCCAGCTTTTTCTGGTAGTGGTTGATAAGCCCTGACAATCGCCCATGCTGTTTTTCGACTTCTCGAATAAATCCATGCGCCGTATTATCGATCTCTCTACCCAGCGCGAGCACCGGCGCTTTGACTGTCTTGCGGGTTTGCTCCATACCGACTATAACAGCCTTAACCTCGCGAAGCGCCGCTACAGCCGCTATCTGCTGCGCTGGCGTTTCTACCTTAGCGATTGAGCTAGCCGCCTTTATCGCTTTGCGCTTTAATTCATACGCGTCCGGTGTTACTTCGATCTTCCCGGCAAAATCGCGTAATACTAATGGCGCATGCATAGTTTCACCACCCACAGATAGTTGCTATCACTACCACCACTAAGATGATAACCCATATCCAAAACGCGATCCAGTCACAAGTCATGCCTCGCGTATCGACATCGATACATTTTACCCTGCGTAGGGCGTGATTAAAGCGCGGATCGTTGGAAAGTGGCGCAGGCCTGTACCTAGCCTTGCGTTTCACTTTGACTTTTACTACCCTTGGCGCGGGCTTAGGATCGCTTAGCGGGTACTCGTGAACAGAGATAGTTGGTGTGACTTGATCTCTGCGACGAAAGTATTGTGTTACTTTCTTATACCAAGGACGGGATTCCATTGTTTCTCATGTTCACTTGTTTATGACCTTAGCACAACTACAAGGTCTGTCAAATTCGATTTTCTACGAGAACTAACAGGGCGCTTTGGTTTCCCGAAGCGCCCTGCCGTGAGTGAACAGAGAAGTACGATGGCGTATCCTCTTAGTCTTGATAATCTACGTCGATAGCTACGGTTGTCTAGCCCTTTCTGAGATAATACGCATTACCTCGCACTTCATCGCAGTGCGCGGCATGGCTTCAAGTTTCTTGTGGCAGTTAAAGATACATGCTAGCACGGTTATATCTAACTGGTCGCCCCTAAGAAATCGGCGCTTGTCGTAATGTGCGAACGACAACCCGTAGTCACCCTGACAGCCCGGATACCCTACCTCGCAACGCGTTATCCCGGCCCGCTCAAATCGAACCTTCAGCTTGGCCCGCCGTCGCGTCCATTCGTTTGTACGCTTCCCGGCCCTAAGAGTGCTGTAACTCAAATTGATATACGTCGCCGTTACGCACGATGCGGGCAGCGACACCCGGCCAAATCCGATATAAAATTTCCTGTGTATCCAGTCCGCCGTTTCCGTTCTCTGGCGCTGGCAAACCTAACTCGCGTAGCGCCGCAGGACTTAACTCGCCAATCTTGGATGACGGCCCGCTGTCGCCTACCACGCAGCCAACAATCTTATCCTCGTATTCAGCCGTGCCCACGCATCCGCCGACGATTTCCGCAGTCATCTTAATCATCTGTGGCGGCACTACAATGTAAGGAATGATGTCGCCATTGATCGGTTTTCCTTTGTACGTCCAGCGCGTGCCCGGTTGACCGTATTTGTCTTTATTCCAGTATGGTGCGCCATCTACATCGTTATCTGCGTCACCAAACCAGAAATAACACGGCTTCCCGTTTAACATACGGCTATCATCCCGAATGATGTTAGCGTAATAAACGTACTGCGCGTTTTCCGCGCTACGATGAGTATAGATGAGTTTCATTTACTTTTTGGACACCGCCTGATTAGTTGTTACTACTGAAGCCGATTCCCGCTGGGACATCGGCGAGGCTACAGAACCATCTGCGGTTTGCTGCACTGTTCCACCAGTTACGTTCTTGCTCTTAACTTGGTACGCGAATGTTCCGCCCGCCAGCACCGCGAGCAGCCCGCATATCCCCTGCACGGTTGATTCCCATGAATCCGGCAGAAACGATATTAACTTAGGATCGGCGGCTATCGCTATGGCGAGGGTAAAGATTGCTCCCGATACCGTTGTTGACCAATTCGCGCCAAGTAACTTATTCATACTTAAATTAACGGTTGCATCGCAGCTATTGTCAAAACTTTAGTTCGGCCCGAACAGCCTGAATGGTTTAGGCTTTTGCTTGATATACCTTGTCCTAGTCTTGGTTTTTGTTATCACCCGTGGTGTTGCCGTAGGTCGCGCATCCTGAATAGCTATATTTTTATCGCGTTGGGATTCCGCCCGCTTCAGAATCGAATTGGCGAGCGTGTTATCTATTTGTGTGAAGCCCTCGATTGAATGCTGTTGATGCTCGGTTAATGCCGTCAGGATGCTATTCTGGCTATCGTGTGAGCAATATGTGTGAGCACACAAAATAACAAATATAAGCGTCATAATAACGCGGTTATAGCCGGATGTTCGCGTCATTTCTTCGTCTCGATTGATCGCAGACGTTTTTCCTGATCGTCGTCGTGCTTATCCAAAGTTACAAGCACGTCATCGATGTGAGTTAGTGTAGCTGTTAGTTTAGTCCATTGCTCTATCTGCTTGCCTTGATCTTCCAGATATTTTTCTTTGGACACAAACTCAGACCTTAACCAAAAGATTATGCCGATAACAAACATCCGAAACAACCATACTAACAATTGACCCGTACCGTTTGCTAGGGCCTTCTTGACGCTCTCAACCTTCTGGATGTCAAGCATATCGCCCTTTTATGGAGCAGTCCTAAACCTGAATACAGAACCTATGTAAACCTTGGCCGTGCCGCTAGTTGTCTTAAGTGCCTTACATGAAATTGTAGGGCTTCCCGTGCTACCTGTTTTAATAAAACCCTTAAACGAAATCATGCCGTCGCCATTAACTAAGAGACAAGGTGCGCCTGCCGTGTTGAGCGCATTAGACGATATTGATATTCCTGTTGCTGCTGCATTAGTAGCTGATCCTGCCCACACACCGATCTGGCCCGATCCACCACCGGATTGCTGGACACCTACCGCCATGCCAGCCGTTGAACTGGAATTACAATACAACTGTGCATCAACTTCGTAGAGTGTAGCTGTGGCGAGCGTGCCGCTTACTAGCCCTGTAATATCAACTAACGATGTGCTGGACGTAGTAAAGTCTGAACCAGCTACTCTTAACTCAGTCCATCCACCCTTGTTTGATGTCGATGTCCAATTAGTTCCATCTGACTGCATGATGTTTCCAGACGTGCTAGGAGTAGCATACGTCTCAGTGGACATAACGAGATTCGTTCCATCGGATTTAACAACCTTGCCAGATGTTGAAGCGGCAGTAGGCCATGTCGGAGTGGACATGATAATGTTTGTGCCATCCGACTGCGCAAGCTTGCCAGAGCTACCAGCAGAAGTAGGGAGAGTGATAGTAGAATTATTGTATGCGCCGCCGCCATCACTTTGCAGAAACTTTCCAGTAGCAGGATTTGAATTATTAACCCTGTACCCACTGGCCGCATTGATCCTGCCGCTACCGGGATCGCTTTGAGTGCCAACAGACAAGCTTCCGTTTCCGTTAGTCTGACTATACAGATACATCTTGTTAGCTAGTCCGCTATTGCCGTTATACATGCCAAAGCGCATGATTGAATCTGCACTCGCATGGGTAGCGTCGATCCAGTCAGCCTCTATTTGTGCAATGCTAACATTGGCAGTCGTGGAATCATCGGCAGTAAGCAAAATTCCTACTCCGAAATTCGGTGCAGGCGTTCCGGCAGCCGTTTCCTGACGGCGCACCGTTAAAGCGTTTACTACAGTGTTAACCGTAGTGTTGCTTGCCGCAGCATCCAGCCCGGTCGTAGTGGCGTATGTTAACTTACTATCACCCGTTAGTGCGTTTGTCCCGCTTGCAAAAGCGACCTGTGGACTGGTTATTGATCCACCTGTAGCAACAACCCCGCTAGAATCAACACTGACAAAACCAGCAGTGCCTAAATCCAAAACATTTACTTTTCCATCATCATCGGTATCGAAGGTGTGCCCCCAATCGTAAACGGCATTCTTGGATGGCGCGATAGTTGTCACGGTATCCCACGATGAGGCGAATGCTGTGTCGGAAATGTAGGTGGAATTTAGGTAATCAGTTCCAAGTACCGCGAGGCTTAAAACTCCGCTTGAATCCGTCTTTGGAATCCCTGCCGCTAAATCTAGCACGTTAACCTTGCCGTCATCGTCAGTATCGAACGTATGCCCCCAATCATATACTGCATTCTTAGATGGAGCAGTTGTAGTAACTCCATTCCATGATGATGCGAAAGCCGTATCGTCAACTGATCCTGAAGGTGTTGCCAACTCGAAATCCGTTTCACCTGCATTAACGCGGACAACCTTTAGTGCATTCCCTGTGTAACTAAGACCAGCCAGTGAAGCTAGCTGTGTATCGAAAGCTTGGACATCTGTGCCTATGACCTTTGGTGTTTGCAACACTCCACCAGCATCAGTGAAAGCAAGACCTGCAACTTGATCTAAAACGTTTACCTTACCATCATCATCGGTATCAAAGGTGTGCCCCCAATCATACACAGCGTTCTTGCTCGGAGCAATACCTGTTACGCCATTCCATGATGAAGCGAAAGCCGTGTCACTTACTAAGGCATCAGCATAAGCTGTCGTTGCGCCCTTAGTGCTGTTATCTCCGGCAGACTGAGTTGCTATCCTGAGTAACCCAAGTGAGCTAGATTCCGGGCCTTGATAAATACCTACACCGCCCGCCTCGGAGCGACCAATCGCTGTGTCTCTAGTCCCTGTGTAATACGTAGCGCCATCTGTCCACATGATACGTGGAGTGCCAAACACGGGAAAGCCTGCCATCTGAAGAACCCCGTATTGATTGGCATACAAGGCGGCAATATCAGTTCCATTCCCCAAGATGGCATAGTCCAGAATGTTAAACGCGGCAAAAGAGCAAGTAGCATCACCGCCGCCCTGTCCAAGATTGCCAGCTTGATCTATCTGTATGTAGTGATTACTCCAACCCCCGCCGTTTTCTTGATGCTGGATAAACAAAATAGACCCCGCATCGCCGCCTGCCGTTCCAAGAGGATAGTTAAGGAAACGCCAGTCTGCACTCTGACTGGCATTCGCATTGATAGACCAAGCCTGCCCTGTCATTACTATAACAGGCGCAACTTGACTACCATCTAAGGCTGTGGCTGTTGTTAGATTTCTTAATACCAGCCCATCGGCGCTATTACCCCCCGGTGGTGCGAGCGTTAAAGTTATGGCGTTACTCGTAACAGTTCCATAATCAAAGTTGGATGTAGCAGCGAATGCGCCTGATCCATTGTTATACTGAACATCGCCAGCGCCGCCTGCCGCAGCAATATCTCCAACATACAAAAAATCTCCATCTGTTACCGCCGTATTGAATTGCGCCTTTGTTCCAGTGATACCTACGATGCTGGTCTGATCCCCTGTGTTAGTTCCCTGAATAACGGCACTCTGGCTCACGGTAAGATTTCCACTGAGATCAATCGTCCTGTCGCCGCTATTAACCTTATAGTTAATCGTACGATCGGACACTACAGATGCTTCATTCCATTTATGAATCAATGCTGTGGATGTCGATAGGTCTGCTGATCTCAGAGCAGTGTTATCAAACGTTCCTGTAATGAATCCAGCACCTATATCCGATCCGTTCCATATTCCCGTAGAAATTGTACCCAGCGTTGTGATATTCGTTGAACCAGCCCACGTAGATAAAGCTGTATTTTCTACGTTACTTAAACCAACTTGGGCCTTTGTGTAATCGCCAGATTGAGCAGTGACAACGCCGGTTCTGCCAAACACAGAATCTACCGCGCCGCCGCCAGACGGTGTATAAAACTCTAGTGCATTCTCTGCTACGTTTACCCTTACCGCTTTTAGCCCCTGCCCGACGTAACTACTAGGCACGTCTGTTAAATCAGTAAACGCCACGCTTCCAGCCGATCCAAAGCCTATCAGTGTCGCGCCTGTTGCATCAAGTGTGTTACCAGCGCCAAACTTAACAAGAGGATTAACAACCTTTTTCGACTTGGTATCTAGGTTAACCGATTCCTGTGCGGCCCACAAAGGTATCGACATCGATACGAGCAGCAGAATTATCCGCCTCATAACCCACCTACCTTTGCCCAATGTCGATTATTCGTCACGATGTTATAGTCTAGTGGCTCTACCTCGCCGTCCGGGTTATCCACATCCGCCGCGCCTGTAACCAGATTCCATGACGATTCCGAACCACCTATTACGATGATTAACAATGTTAAGGTTGGTAATGGCGCTGGCAATAACGTTGAAAGCGCTTCAAGTGAGTTAGGATCGTCGCGTAGTGCCACTATATCGCTTCTGTAGAGCACGCCCCTAACACCAGCAGGCGGCAACGGCCCGACCGTTGTAGCGGCTTTCTGTATCACTATTGGTTCACGCAGTAATAAGATGTCCTGTGTGTCCTTCACGATCCTTACTTCCAGAAATGCTGGAATAGAATCCTCTGTTGTCGCCGCCAGCGCCGCTACTAGAGCATCACTATTAACAACCATCGTGAAGTTCACCTTATTAACATCAGAAACAGGCATGATGATTGCGTTGGCATAGACTACCGTTTGCCCGTCTGTTATAGCTACACCATTTGAGCTATCGATTGATACGGCCTGACTTGGGCTAGTTGGATCGCCAGTTTCCTCGATTACCGCGACCTGCCCTATCAGGTTATCATCGAATACAAAGGGCGGCACTAACCCGGCGTCTAATATCTGATCGCTGACGACCGTTGCGCGCTGAGTTAAGCTGGCGATCAGCGTTAAGAAAGCCATCGCTAGTTATCCAGTATCAGAAATTCTACAGGAATGATTCTTGTGTTAGCTTTGACGTGGATCGCCGCATGAGTTACACCATTCCAGCGAAACGCGGCAGGCTCTGTACCGAGTAAGTTTAGTGGATACGTGCCGCTCGTATGTCCAACCAGCAGCATGTTATCTGCTGCCGTAGCTGGCGCTGTAGAAGCGTCCCCTGTCAGTCCGGTGTCATCGAAGGTAAGATTAGACGTGTTACCGATAAGTCCTGTGCTACTCGGTGTTCCACCAGCCGCCGTGCGGTAAATGTCGTATGATTGCGCCCCGGCCACCGCATCCCATGTTAACCTATTAAAGTTTGATCCAGTGAGCGTAGCATTCCCTGTTGTGGTTGTACCCGCTGCGCTAGCTGCGCTATATGTGCCATCGGCTTGCTTGGCTACGACCTTGTACGTCCAAGTAGTAGCGCCCGCGCTGCCTTGGTTGGTTACAACCGGAGCGCTGGGAGTTGTTACTAACACAGCTTCAGCCCTGTTGTGCAGCGAGACATATCCAATCTCAGATACGTCGCCTAGGTCAATCGTGGTATCGCTGGTAGGAACATCGAAGTTGTAACAGACGCCTTTTGGGCCTACCGGGATACTTACCTTGTACTGCGGCAACGACAGATTCGTGCCGTCACCTAGCACCGGACTGAAGTTAAGAGTAAGGTCTAGCGCCATTGAATTAGCCTTTTAACATAGCCTGTTGCTTTTGTCTATATTTCTCTTTTTTGCGAGCGTTATGGATGGCCCGCCTAACGATCAGTTTAGCCGCAATCGTGTTAAACATTAAGTTAGCCCGATCTGCTTCCTCGCGTAACCAACCTACGATTGTGTCGATGTTTTGCTCGCACCAATCAGGGCCATTTTTATTCATAATGTTCATGCGAGAATTACACTTGCAACCCGGCGCTGGATTCAGCTTAAACTTGGCAAGCAGGCGCTTTACTTCCGTGCCCGCGCCCTCTGGTATCGATGTCGATACTTTTGGCTTTGGCTTGGCGGGCGCATACTTTTTAACCAAGGCCCGATATACCTCATTATCTAGGTGCAACACAATATCGTTCTCAATTCGGCCCGATGACAGCACTTCCTCTAAATATCCGGCAGGACGTTTAATAGCTACCTCGCGTATGTCAGGGATGTATAATTTCATGGTGGTGGTGCAAACTCTCCGGGATTACATTCGTTAGACAAAGTAATTAAAGTGATTTTGAATCTATCTTCGCACTCAGGATCAGGCGATGTGTTTTCCGTGCATTGCCAAGTGGTAGCAGTGGTTTCCAGAGTGCATGCATCGCAATCACATACAGTATCAGGCGCGGGACACGGCCCGCCGCCGAAATCGGCGCAATTTACTGTATTAAAACATCCGCCGCCTATACAAAGAGCGCAACACTCTGGCGGGCATGTATCATCACCACCGCAACCTACGCAGTTCTCACAACACTGGCATTCCTCTGGTAAACAAGCCGTGATTGTGCCAGTGCATTCAGATGGCGTATCTGTTTGCTCGCAAGTATCTGGATCAATACTTGATTGACTTGTAACAGTGCAATTATCTGTAGCTGTATAGCAAACCCCCGGAATACACGTAATATCCGTGTCATAAACCGTTGTAGTAGAAGTATGAAACTTCCTTCCGGAATCATCAAACGCGCTAAACGCTCCCGGACAGCAACTGTTATCACCACAGGCAGTATCCGCGCATGTCCCTTCAAGTAACCATTGGCTTGTATTAGGTGGTGATGGACAGTCGCTTAGACATTCATCGTATGTTAGGTTTTCCGTGCATCTACTACTATCTTCACCTATACAACAACACGCTCCCTCGCATCGCGTGGTATCGCATTTAGTTCCATAACCCTTCCAGCACGAATTGCTAATAGAGCAATCTCCGCAAAGAAACTCTTGCGTATCAGAACATCCCCCATCAAACTCGCAACAAGCGCCTGAATTACAATCCACGCCTTCGCACGGAGTACCGTCACCAAGATAGTTCCCGCCCAAGCTTGCGCAACCGGCTGGTGTTTCTATTGAGCAAATAAGTGACGGCCATTCGCCGTGACAACACGCGCCTTTGCCCCCGCCCCGCCTGCCGCGCCCGGCATCAGTTATTGCAAGTAATGTGCCAGTACCCCAATCGGGCGTAGCCGTAACCCATCTGCCGGATTTCTTCTGCGTCGCTAGAATATCGTTGCGTAACGATATAAGCTGTTGTCTCAGCCGCCGCCAGTTGAACTTGCCAGTAAAGGCTGGCGTTTCCATTTCACGAGCACGGCGGGCAATCTTCTGCGTTTACTACACTTCCATCCGGCGATGAATTACTGTGTATATGTGCGCCATCCTTAACCTGATTAGTTAACGTGGCTGAGCGAATTGTGTTAAGCCATGCCTTTAGCTCGTGCCAGTTGAATTTCTCTGGTGGTTCTGGAATTTCCATTTAGGTAACTCCAAATACCGTGTATTGCGCTCCGTGTCCGTGTCCGCCCGTAGCATTAATCGGTGTCTCTGACGCTCTACTCATGCTGTTACTCTGAATTATCGTGGATGTTATTGCGCCATTCGTCCATATTCCCTCTACCCGCATCGTGCATGTCCCGCCTGAATTGATTGAAATTACGTCATTAAGCTGATACCCGCTCCCGCCGCTAAATGCAATAGGGTAAAATCCTGCCGTAAGATCGAATATGTAAGGCGTGTAAATCTTACTCTTACGCGCAACGTTTTGCCAGTATTGGCCCGGCACTACCTCGGTAGATTTTATAGGCGGGCTAACTAATTGTGTTAAAAAGAATCGGTTTACCAATTCCCGAATCCCGATGGTATCTATCGTATATGATGCATCGCCGAAAGTAACAAACCTTATTTCTGGATCGCCCGGTGGATCAACGGGCCTGTCTGTTCCCGGATTAGTGCGAGTGATATACGATAACACACTGGTTGGCGCGTAGTACTGCACTGTCGCCCCCTCTGCCAGTATGATATTCGTGTTGCCTCGCTTGCTTGTCGCTGAATCAATCGAACCGTCAAACTCCCGTTTTTGCGGCGGTAATGTACCGCCTTTCTTTCCCAAGTAAGTCAATCTGACTATTGGAAATTGTTTGTCATTGTCGCTAACCCAGCTAGACAAAAACATATTTTCGTCTATATCGCTCGCCGACCACATTTCCAGTGTAGCTATGTAAGCTTCCTCATTCTCGACACTGCCGCGCATTGGCACTATCAACCGATCCAGCCCCCATCCGTCCGGTGTCCAGACTGCCGGGCTTTCCTGCTTAAAATCGTGATCGCCTACGTTTATTAGCGCCATTTGTTTATGCTCCGAATACTTGTTGAAACAAACTACGCATACCAGTCATGGTAAGAGGATCGTTAGCCGCTGATGCCTGTGGTGGTGTCCCTGAAGGCGAAGGCAATCCAGATGGTGTAGGGCCGGGTAAATTCACTCGTGGCGGTACCGCGCTAGCTGGCTGTTGCTGATTTTGTAAACCTCGAAAAAAGTCACTGAACTGTCTTTCGCTAGCCCAAGGCGCTTTTGACATTTGATGCATGTTTGCATTTGACGGCAGGCGTTTTGACCAGTCTTGCCCGGTATAACCCATGTCGCGCCCATACATGCTTAAATCTCTCTTTGGCCCTGCCATAGCGCCGAAGTTGATACTTCCCTCGCCCGCCTCGAATGCTGCCTTGTTTCGCGCAATGCTGTCCGCCACTGCTTCTGCTTCTTGCGGTACTTGTGCTCGTAATTTCTCCCTTAAGGTTGCTCCCGAAGTTTCCTCTGTCCGCCTTGCTACTGCTGAACGATAATCCGCTGTCGGATCGTAATCAGCCTCTCCGTACTTCGGCATACGAATTATGTCAGATCGAATACCGCGCCTAGCCGCCGCATGCCTGATACCCTCTGCCTGTCTAACTCGTTGGGCGTATTGCTTTTGTTTTTCCTCTGGCGACATTGCTTCCTCTGCGCCTTCTCTTTCTAACTGCGATCCAGCCGCCTCTGCTGCACCCGTAGCCGCCCCGGCAACACCAGCCTGCGCCCTTGCTAAGCGCGTATTGGCCCTCTGTTTTTCTTCCTCGCTCTTATCCTGAGCGGCTTCTACAGCCTGTTGCGCTGCCTCAAGTTCCTGCTTTGCCAAGGACACTTTCTCTTTTGCTACCGCAAGAGATTGTTGTTCGTGAGTTAAACCCTGTTTGGTTATATTTGCTATCCGTAGCTGCGCCTGAGCAGTAGCGCTGGATAAGTCCAGTTCGCGCTGCATATCTTGGCCTTTGATTTCGAGGATTTTTTTAGCTTCCTCATGCCGCCTGTTTTCCTCGGTTAGCGCGGACTGATTTCTGGTATGCGTAAGGGTTTCTTCCTCTGATAACATACCCAGCGTTTCCCTGTTCTTAAGTTCCTCAGCCATCAAGTCAGCCTGATGTTCGCTGGTATGGAAGCGTGTTTCCTCAATCTTAGATATTTCAGCATTCTTTGCGGCGATCTTACCAAGCTGATCTCCTGCTGTTTTATTCAATGATCCTATCTGTTCCTCTATATCCTTGCCTAATGCCTCACCGGACTTTCCCTGAAACATCGCTTCAATTTCTCTCGCGAGATTTCCCAGCGCGCCGCCCTTGTTAAAGGTAGTCAGCTTTAATCTTAACTGGTCTGCTGCATCCGTTGATTGATGCAGTGTTTCGCGCATATGATCCAATCCCTCGAATGCGCCTGACTGCGCCCCGCGAGCGCCGAGATTAGCTATGGTAGATTGAAGTTTTACTGCTTCCTCGTTTACCTCGATAAACTTCTGGCTGAATGCTGTTACAGCACCTATACCGACACCAGCACCTATACCCACTGACAGCGCGCGGCCTAGGTTGGATACTGCGCTGAATGCCCCTTGCGAACTTGTGCCTAGCTCGGTCATGCCCTCGACAAGCCTAGAGAGCGCGTGACCGCCGCGTCGCTCGCCTGCGGGTTCTAACTTGAATAAGCTAGAGAACTTGTGACCAAAATCCCTTCCGTGCTTCTCTAAATCGTTTAACGATTCCTTGGCGTCCTTGGTATCCAAGCCTACTCTGCCGCGTATAACGTTTCGATCAGCCATATTACTCGATCTCGATGCCCGGATATTTCTTAGCTACTCTAGCAAGGTCGTCAAATACCCCCTTGGATACGTTCGTTAGGAAAAACTCAACACGTCCATCTATGGCTTGCTGTAACGCCCGTTCGCCGCCGATAGCGTTGACTGTGGGTTGTGCGTTCTCAAATTCGTATCCCATTTGTCCCTTAGCACGTATCACGGTAGCCTTTTCATCTTCGGAGTATTCCTTGCCTGTCGATGCGATGGCTTTCTTGACGTAAGCGGGCGCTTCTATTCCCAGCCCAAGTAATATAGCGATCTTGTACCAACTCTGCTTGGCTAGTCCGCGTGCCGCGATCCTTACCTTAACATCCTTGGCCCGCGCCGCCTGTATGGCGTTCCATAGCGGAGCAGGGAAACGATAGGACAGATTGTATAGCACCTTGCCAGACCTAAGATGCCTGCGACCCGGCTGCTTCGGCGTGTATAGCGCGGTTGGTTGCAATGAAAACTTGGATGCGGCACTGCGTGCTCTTATTTTGCCTACGTCTGCTGCATCCGTGTTTTCAATAGCCTTATTGAATATCCTGCCAGTTTCCTCGCGTAAAATAGTGTCATCCGGCTTATCTAACCTTTGCGCCATTTCCCGGCACATTTGCGTAAACAGCGATGTGTCCATGTCTCCATAAAGATTCACAGTATCTTTTTCGCACCCCTAGCCTGATTTGGTTTCACCATTACTATCTGTTTACCAAGCAACCATTCGCTGTGATAATGCAGCGCTCGCGCGTATGGCATTCGTGACAGGATTATACTCTCTGGCTCTCCGCTCATTTGATAGACTTTTGCGATGAAACTCGCCCAACTTGACGGGTAGTAGATTCCGTCATCGTAGTTTTTTTTTCAATCTCTGGCACGTCTGGCTCAGCGTACGCCTTGTGAATTTCATCCATGATCTTAAGAAAAACATCGTATGCTAGCCAAAACTGTTTCTGCTTTGGATTAGCCATCTTGTGTTCTTCGGCAAACCTAACAGCGCTTTCTTCCGCTGATGATGGATTGCGTCTAGCCGCCCGGACTTCCTCTATATCCTCTAAGCTGCATAACCATATCACGATAGCCACGTCGCCGCTCATGCCCGGATATGTGTTATTTCTTCGGAATTGCTGTATTGCTGTTTTCGTTAGATACCCATAACGCAAACCCATTGCGTCAGCCGCCCACATTCTCTCAATCGTGTACGGCTGTAATGTCAACCCGTTTAGCGAATGCCCGTCACTATCCTTAAATGATTCGTCCTGCGGCGTTGGCGCTGCATCATCCTTCTCGTAGCCTGTTTGCTTTTTCATTGGTTATACCACCCGCTCATACTGTCGCTTTCGGAGCACGGCGGCTGACAATTAGGATCAGGCGTTCGTTGATGCTGGTCGTACCAACTTTGGTCGTAGTCGCCGCAACCAAACAGAAGCGATGCAGCCGCAATGATAACATATACTCTCATATTCCCAGCGCCTTTCTGGTTTCAGGGCTGGCGTTGACAGACACTATACGCATGCCCGGAGTTGTTACTGTGAGACATTCCCGAGTACGTCCGCCTTTATCCACAAACGTTCCCTGAGATCGTGTTACCCGCCCCGGATTAGGTATTACCATGCATGGCACTTGATGTTCCCATAGTTCCATAAAATCCAGTCGCCCATGCAGTAGGATACATGCCTGTCGCAAGGTCGATATATCCGGCTCAATACTCTTGTCGTTGGCTACCTCAGCGATAACCTCATGTAGAAACCCATCCCGTGTTTCTAGTTCCGCTACCTGTTTCCTGTATGCCTTAAGCAGCTTCCCCAATCGTGGCGTGAACGCGAAGCAGTACTCTATGTGCCCGCGTTTCTTGGTCTTGTGGGCGTGTTTTACCGCTTCCTCGTAAACCCAACCCTTGTAGAAAGGCTGCCCTGAACCATTGACGAACTTGTTAAGTACTGATTCTGGATACAGCACCTTGCATGGATGCTTGTCGTTATCCCAAGGAACACCCGCAAGATGCAGGCAGTAAGCGAGGATCGCGTTAGAAGTGTTGAAGGGCGTTTCGCCCGGCTTTATATGTTTCATGTATTTTCATGCGATTTTCAGGTTTATCGCTCCTGTTTGTTCTTTAGCTCAAAAACTGAACGTGTAATAACCAAGTATGGCGAATAAGATGATCTGAATGAACGCTGCGCCACGTACCACGTTTTCGTTTTCCCATTTCGGGAATGTTCCGATTGCCCACAAGATCAGTAATATCCAGAAAATGATTTTAGGCATGATTGATCCACCGCTGGTATGAATCTGCGCAACCAACTGTGTGATTATGCCAATCATACTTGGTATCGATGTCGATACTTACAATTCTAACTGCGGATCGCTAGACAGACGCATATCTAGTGTGCGCCATCCGGCGCGTTCCTGCGTCTCTGTAGCCTCATCGAACAGGATTGTCCCAGCGCCCGTTCCAAAGGTATCGGTGTCGTTCGCCAGCGAGCAAGCCGTGCCAATAGTGAAGTCTAATACCCCGCCGCCGCCTACCAGCACCTCACCGCGTAGTGTTATATCTCGCGAGAAATCATCTGCCAGCGCGCGTGCGCGAGGTTCGCCAACGTTACTCGGCAGCTTTTCGTTTACAGCCAAGTAATATCGCACCGCGAAATTAGCGATATTGATGCCCGTCTCGTCTGTCTCAACACCACGTTGCGCATCCGACCACGGCGGGCCGCCTGCTACGATGATAGCACCGCAGATGCGATGCCTTCTAATTCCTGCACTACCAAATCCGGTTGGGCCGCGAAACCATGAAAGTATTTTAGCTAACAAGTTTTTTCATTCTTTGTCGGATTTGGTTAAGGTTTTCTTCAGTTCGTTCTTTGGCGACCTTTTGATGTTCTACAGGCCATGTCTCGATTCGTTTCAGTTTCTCTGTCGCCTTTCTTTCCAAGTGCTTCAAGTTGGCTAACTGACGATCCTTGGGCGTTAGTTCCTTCCTTGTGGAAGTATCTGCGGGTTTAGATGGTGCTGCCATAAGCTTATGGTGTTGCTAAGGATGTCCAGTTTGGATTAGGCGATGTGCCTAGGTTAACATAAAGCGATCCTGTGTCCTGAGCTACGCATAGCGTGCCCGCGTTACTCGTGCGCCCATCGGCTGTAACACCCGGAGTGCTGGTACTCACCGTCAAGCTTGCGCCAGAACCAGTAAGCGAGCTAATTCGTATTAGTTCTGATACATCCAGCTTTGCTACCCTACTGCCGCTAAACGTAACAGTTATCGTCCCGATACCAGCCGTCATCACACCTACCGCTGTAGTTACTCCGCTCGTACCTATACTGGACAACCCTTCCAGCGCTGAATCGATAGCGTCACGCAACGTGTTATTCGTGCTACTCCACGAAATAGGCCCTGTCTGTCGATTGTTGAACGACAGGATAAACGTGCCGCCCGTGATCGTTCCGGCAAAAGTGAGCGTTTGAATTTCGTTAGTGCCGTTGACTGGCGCTGTGGGCGTGTTAAATACCTTGCCTTGTGATGGGTTAGGGTTTGCCCCCATTGCGAGCAATGGCAACAGGCACGACAACAGAAGCGCTCGCTTAATCATTGTGCGCATGGTATGACTGTTTGTTTTTGTTGTCTAGTTAAATTTCTGTTGCTAATCCGGCGCACGAGTTGTTCTAAGGTTTTTAGGTACTGCTCGCAGTAGTAATAATCACTTCCCGGCGCGGAGTCCGCTATCTCATCTTGCGCTGACTTATCAAAGTGAAACAACCGTGATACCCTATCTAGCTTAAGTAGGTATTGCCCATTAGCTACCAGCCATACGGCCAAGTGTAGATTCTCCGTCTTAACAGAATCGACTGGTAGCTCCATATCCTCATTGTGGCTACCGTGTATGACTTGCTTAACAATCCACTCGCGAGCACGCGCTATCCTAAACATTAAAGGCAATGGATCGGCGCGATCTTCCGGGCCGCTGCTAACCGTTGCCCCCGGCGCAGATAACTTCCGCCATGTCGCCGCGTGCTGTTCTATTTCTGCGTAATCCGCGAAATCAAATATGACGTTAGTTGTCTCATAGTTGGTTGTGGATAGAATCTCATAGCCGAGAACTTCAAGCGCCGCTGCAAGCTGTGTGTTAGTTATTTTCACTGCATTGGCACTGCGTACATCGCAAACTCAAATATCCATGTCCTAAGCCCGCCAACTATCCGGCGATCCTCGGTTACATCGTCAGCCTTACCGATGAATGTTACTGTGTTACCAGATGCTACATTCAAATCGGTTGTATCCAACGATTGCATGAGTGACTTAAATTCGTTAACCACAATCGATAGCTTTTGTTTCTTCGGCCTGCCCTCAAAGGTAAAAGTCGCCTTCACCTTGTAGTAAGCCGTCTCATCATCTGGACGTGCGTTCAGCCCAAGTCGCCCACGCGGCAGTTTTACCTCTTTGTCAGAATCCCAACGCTCCCAATTATACAGCGCCAGTATGGCGTTATCCTGTATTACGGATAGAAAGGCTGTTTCAACATTAGTCAGGAAATCCGGCGCTGGCATTATTCAACCCCCTTGTGAGGCGATTGCAGATTGATCTGGAATCCCGGCGACAACGGATCGAAGTAATCCGGCACGTCGCGTATCTGAAACTTAACCCACTTGTCGCCTACGAGAACATCCATGTCATCCATGCTCTTAGGCGGCCTGCTGCCAAAGTCTGACTTTGACCCAATAACAGTAATAGCCATGTTATCTCGTGTTGCTGAATCGATTGTTTGCAAGATGTCCTGTGTGCAATTCAGCTTAACAAACATTTCGCGAGACTTGTGACGAACCTTAACAGGAAATTGCTGTATGCAATCCCGAAGGTTTCGTTGCAGTACGTCCGTGTCAATCATGTTACCGGATGAATTAACACTGGCTTGCCTGTTTTGACAAATTCGCGTAACTCGCGCTGGGTAACATCGATTACCACCAGACTAAGTATCACACCCGGTATCTGCACTCTATATTGAAACGCATCCTTGGCTAGGTTATACAGAAATTCCTTCCCGTTTAACCCATCCCTGCTACAAGGATTGGCCTTAAAGCGACCGCCAGCCTTGTTAACCATGATGATTTCTCCCGGTGGTGTCATTTCCAGAACAGCACCGCTATTGCTGCAAATAGTATTATGACTGGCGCTACCAGTAATAGCAGCACTGGCGGAAAGAATATCGCACCTAGAACTATCGTTGAAACAAGGTCAAATTCTCCACCAACGCTTAGTTCTTGATACGCCCATATACCGGACGCAATCGCTAACCCAAACAAAACTAGCGAGATTATCACCCTTTCCATTCTAAGATTCCATGTAAGTTCCCTTAATCGGATAGATAGCGCTCCCTGCGTGCTCTACAAGGCAGCGCTGATCCACTAAAACGTTGCCGCCCATATCCCGGTATCGCCTACAGAAATTAAAGTCATCGCTCTCGCCACCCGGTGTCTGTTGCCAGAAGTTATACATGAGATCGTCCACATCACAGTTGTAATGCCGCTTAATCTCTGGATGTAGGGTTAATGTCCCAAATACCTTGCGCTGTATCTTCATTATACCCCTAGGCGCTTTCTCCACTTCTACTACGTCCGGGCTACCCTTAGCGAAGGGATCAGGGTTAGTTTGTAGCGGTACGATCGGGAATACTAATCCCAAGCATTTCTTTGGATGTATGCCCGTTATCAGTGGCACGTCATGCGAGAGTAACATGCTTATATGGCTTGGTTCATATTTAAGGTCTGTGTCCAAGATAAGCATTTCATCGTAATCTGATTTTAAGAACCAATACGTTGCTATGTTACAGGCTGTGTCCGGGTACGGAAACGATAGGTCTGGAAATATGAATCTCCGGCCCTTCAGCACCCCTGCAACTAACATCTGGATAACCGAGATAAGGTATTCCTTCCTAACTAACTTCATCCCATTATCCATGATAGGGATAAACAGGCTGGGAAGCTTTGGTATCGATGTCGATACGGGCTTTAGTTCACTGCCTTTAGGAAACATGATATAGCTATAAAAAACACGCGCGCCACTTGGTTAAAATGACGCGCGGTAATGCACCTCTCGGTTGTGTTTCTTAACTAAACTTTCTCAAATTGTTCCTTAAACTCTTTTTCCGTGCCGTGCCAGCTAAATTCCGTGCTCTTGGCGTGGTGTGTTCGCCCAAAGTGCGGTAATGCGCCCGCCTCATCTACGATCTTCAGACCATAGGTAGGCGCATCATCCGGCTCTCCGATCTTATGGTAGCTACCTTTGTAGCCTTCCATGTCTGGCTTTTGCGGCCCTACCTGTACCGCCTTCCTAGGATCGGCAGGATCAGGCATGAATGCTGGCGGGCGCGTGGATTCAAACTTTGGCGCTGGCGATTTAGCTTTCTTAGGCATTTGATTTTTCCTTTTTTCTGGCTTGGATTTTTACGAATACTGCGTGGCGATCAAATCTCCGGCGCGCGTGTTGCCGATGTAAGGCGTGCTGCTCATCTTAAGCCGCAACACCTGACTGTCGATTTTGCGTTCGTAATATGATTCGACATAGTTACCGCCATCGAAACTCATGGTTTCGCCTTCGTCTGTAGGCATGCCGTTCGCAGACCAATTTTCCCAAAACGCGTTCACACCGATACCGCCAAGAATTGGTACGCCTAGCCCACCGGATACGTCTTTTTCCGGGTTTGGCTCTTGCGGCAAACCTACACCCTTTGCCAGACCCGGCCTGCCAACCCAAATATAGGTATTACTCCAAATCGCTGTTAGCGATGGCGTGGCTTGATCGGCTGCCGCGTTGTAATACACATCGCCGACTAGAATGTTCTTGATACCAAATTCCTGAACAGACTGTTCAATCATGTTATGTGTAGCTTCCTGCCCGGCGCGCAGCGTGCCTACCACAAACCCCTGAACTGTCGTTGCGCGTCGCACGCGTTCAAATACTATGCCGCTCATTACGGCAGTGTACGGTGGTGGTTCGCCTTTCGCCTTCACCCGGCGCGAGGACGCTACCAAGTCAGCAATCAGGCTGATTGTAGCGATGTTAGCCTCAGTGTAGGCAACCGTGCTGTTTGTAGCCGACCCGAAGTTGCTGGTACTGAATATCTGCGCAGCGATCAGATATTCTTTGGTAAGACCCGAAAATTCTTGACCGAACCGGGCCGCGTAAAATGCTTCGAGATCAGCGTAGCCTGCATAATCTAACTGGACTTCGTTGGGCACTACGATCTCAACGCCACGCAGCGTCACAGTGAATGTGTCATCACCGAGTTTCGCTACCACTCGTTCAAAGTTAGTGCCCGGAGCGCGCACGTACTTTGGTGCGGCGATATGACGCAGCGCCTGAGTATCCTGCAAGGTTGCCTTAATCAAGTGCGCTGTGCGCCGATTGATAGGGAAGTCAGGAAGCAATTGGTCGCCGATTAGACCGCCAATCGCACCCTCGCCTTCCACTATAGCCAAAGCAAGTTCCTGCCTTGGTAACACTGTTGAAACATCAAAAACTGGCATAGTTAGTTACTCCGTTTGTTTGGCTATAGTTATACCGCAAGTTCGATTTCGCCGAGCACGTCAGCGCCCGATGTAGCTAGCGCCCACTTGCCTACCAACACGGCGCTACTTCCTGATGTCTTTGAAAACTTACCGCTGGCTGCGGTATAGGCAGGATCGCCTACCGCTGCTGCCTCAGACGATATGGCGGGTACCTTTCCGCCGCCGTGCATACTGGTAGCATTCCCTACCTTGGCTGCCTCGATAGCAGTCAGTGTGATGTAATCTCCTGCGTCAGTAATCCCGGATGCGTCGCAACTCCCTGACGAGTTAAGAGACACGCGGATTCCACGACCCAGCGCGGCGTTAGCTAAAATTGTTCGCGGCTGGATTCCAATGTATGTTGCCATTTCTGCCATAACTTGTGTTACTCCGTATTCTTAAGGATGTAGTTGGGTTACTTTCGCTCTAATCGTTGAGGCACGGTCTTGCCGGGATTAGGATGATTCAGCTTCATCCACTCATTGTATTCCTCTGGCGCATCCTGTCTCGCGCGCTGGATTGCCAAGCTTTCACGCTTGCAACCATCATCCATATACTTCTGCACGCGTGCCTGAAATTTGTTGACCGTGCCGCCGCCAGAACCATCGCCTTCGGATGCTTTCGCGGGCTTGCCGCCAGTCTGTCGGAAGAACTGCATGTTAGACTTGGCGATCAGTCCGCTAAACTCGGAAGCTGTTAGATCGCCGACTTTTTTGCTGCCAGCGCGAAATGCCGCGACCTTCTCTTGCTTGGTCTTGTCGTCATCCTCTGCGGTTACACCCGCTGAAGCCATTTCCTCTTTGTCTTTTTCCTCTTGCGTTTTTTCTGGCGGCTTGGGCATTGCTTCCTCGAATGCCTGTTTAAGTACGGGCTTCAACGCTGTTGCGATTCCGGCTGACAATGCTTGGATGGTTTTTTCGTCCATGTTAAGTTCCTCTGTTTCGGTTGGATGTAAGTTATTCTCGTGTGTTGTCAAATTTTCTGAAAACAGCCCGGTAGGGTTTGCTGCTGGCAAGTCAACCAGCATGGCCGCGTAGATTTCTGTGCAACGGGCGAATTTGTTACCCTCGATTTCTTCATCGTCGCCCGTAAACTCCACGCTAAGCCCGATGTTACCCGGAGTTGTTTCGGCTATCTCGTAAAGGTATTCCTTTGGCTCACTTGGAAACGCCCTGTAAACGTGTAGATCGCCAACCGTTTTATCGCCCTTAATTCGGATTGTTTCAGGCGGTATCCATCCAAGCAGCATGCCAGCGCCGTGCTGGAACGTGTTGGGATTCCACCTGATTCTTAGACCGTCAGTGTAGGTCTTGGCGCAGTCTCTTACTGTCTCTAGCGTTTTCTGATCGCACGTTTTCCCGTGCCCGCGTGCCTCGCCTAACGATATTAGTGAGACATCCCGAATGATTCCCGCGTCTCTGTCAACCTTTGTGCCGGATAGGTTAAGGCGGGAAATAAACTTAATCACGTTTCCGCTTTTACGGCAGGGCGTTTCTGTTGTCCAGATTTATTTTTAGGATTCTTTTTAGTATCGACATCGATACCTTTGTTAAGTTGGGCACAGCCGCGAAGTGTTCCATCTAGCAAGGCGTCCTCATCGCCTTCGGCTAGCAGCCGCCATGTTTCACGTAGTTCGCTCACCTGTTACCCTCGTCTATTACCTTACCACGGAAGTCTTTATTGTCAATCTCGCGCCATGACTTGATGTTACTATCCTTTTTAAGTTCTTCATACACGTAATCGGGCTTACTATCTACGTCATTCTGCACATAGCTAGGATCGGTAAAGCGACCAGTATCCAAGAAACGTTGCCATGTTAAGGGCGCTGTCTGTGACATCGGCGCTTTAACATGGATGATATGCACATCATAACCCGCTTTGGTTAAGGTTTCCGCTCGTGTCTTTAACTTGGTTAGGTTTCCACCTACCTCGTCATACACAAGGTTATGCCGCTCCGCTATGGCTCGTGCTGTTAAGTCAGTCATTAACTCTTTAGTTTCTGACTGCATAAGCGGTCTGTTCCAACCCTTAAACTCTGGCAACTGCGCCGCCATATCATCTGCGCTCAGCGTTGTTGAGTTACCATATCCAGAGATATACTTTCCAGCGCCCATCGTTTTGCCTGCGGCTGGCTTGCCCATAAGAAATACGGCTTGTGGTCGTTCGCCTTCCTGCACTGGACTTCCCTTTAGCATGTTATTGACAATCTTTTCATGTATCGCCTTGCGCTCAGGCGTGTATTTCCCGTCAACCATGTTACGCTCCGCTGTCCAATGCTCGCGAGCTACGGGATCGGTGTTGTAAGAGTTTAGCCGCGCCGACACAGTTTTGTATTCCGGCAGTGTTGCTAATTCTTTTGTATAACGATCTACGTCCGCGTCGTCAACTGGCGGCTTGGGCTGCGGATGGTCTAAATCCAGTACGCGCGCCTCGATGTTTTTGTCTTTACCCTCTTTAAGCAACGCAGCTACCCTGTGATGACCATTCAAGATATAGGTGTGCCCATCGAATTTAACAGCTTGAATCGGTTTTGTTCCGCCCGTCTCTGGCTTATCAATGATCTCTTGGACACGATCTTTGTTCACTGCTGGCTGTGTTACTACCACGTTATCTAGTGATAGCTTTGTAGTAGGAAGGGTATCAAATACCTCATCACGCGATTTAACAAAGTCGCCTACGTCAATCTCATCCGGCTTCAGCGTACCTTGTAGCGCATTCACGCGACGAAAGAACGGCGTCTGCGAGTAAGATGTGTATTTAACATCCGGTAGGTATTGGTCTAGCCTGACTGTCTTACTCGGATCGGCTAACGAACGATCTGGCTTGTAGTCTGAAATCTTTTTGTCCAGACCTGTTAACTTCGGTATGCTCTTGTCTGGCGGCTCGTAATCAATGTCGTGCGGGCCTTTCGGGCCTTTATATGGCCCAACACGTTTTTGGACATTCTTTGGTGGCACATAATCAATGTCGTATGGGCCTTCCTTTTTATCCGCAGCTTTCTTTGTAGCTGTGCCGCCGCCGCCTTCCCCCGGATGTACGTATCCCGGTTCTTGGCTACCCTTTCCTTCATCCTCGAATTTGCCAGACTTGTCGCGGGCTTGGCTGGGATCATAAAAGTTCTGGATAACAAGCGGGCCATGTCCGTTGCGTTCGTACCTTTCTTCATCCTCTAAATCTACACCGTCATCAGTAGCGCCCGGCTTATCCCTGTTAGTCGCCGCGTCAACTTTCTCGCCCGCCGCTTCAGCCGATTTCATTGCACCGCCGCCTGCCCCTTTTGGCCCGGTCTTAACCATCATGGCGTAAACTTCCTGCCATTCCAGCTTAAGTGTTTTGGCGACTTTCATTGCAGCCTCGATCATGGTTTGCACCTCGTGACTGCGTTGCGTGATAATATCTTCGATGTCGCCGCGTCCGCCGTCAGCTACCACCATTGCGCCCGTGTTAAGCACCGCGTTAACTTCGTTGATGTCCGCCTCTGATTCGCGGCCTACGTCGATGGTAGGTTTAGCCGGGAAAAACCAACTCCATTGCAACCAGTTGGGATGATATGGCAGATCGCCGCGCGCTATTGCTTCACCGAGTATCAGCATTACCACCTGATCCAGCTTTTGTTCCCGTAACATTTCCTGCCAAATCTGGATTGAACGCGCGTCCTGCGCCGAGCACTGCCGGACTGCCGGGCCTGTTAGCCCCGTCATGTCGTAAGTGAATCCGTATGTCAGTCCCGCGCCAATGGCAATATCCCTGACTGTATTTTCATACATCCCGATAATGTTAGGGCTGGGCCTGCTGTGCTGAAACATGGTAACATCTTCGCCTTCGGATAGCGCTGTAACTGTGTTGGGCCGCACTTCGTAGGTGTCGATGAAATTCCCATCTTTGTCTTGTAGCCTGTTACGATCAAACGGAAGGCTATCCGGTAACAATCCTGATTTTGTGTGAAACACGCCAGCGTATGACGCTGCCCATAGTAACGCCTGCAACTCGTATTGCCGCATCCGGTCAATGTAAGTGGCGTTATCAATGGCATGCTTGAACAAGCTTACCCCGCGATAATCGTCGTAGCTAATCGGTATTGGATTAGTGAAAAACAGGAACTTGGGCAACCCTCGCTCATCGCGCATGTTATAGGTGTCATCAAAGCGATATGTTCCGCTGCGCTTGTCCTGATAGAATACTTGCACGGCTTTGATTGCTGCCGTCTTAGAATCAAGCACTAGCCCGCGAACATACGTCTGGCTAGTCTGGTATCTGTAAGGATCGCCGATACGGTTAGCTTCGATGCCTTGCAGGTAAATCTCTGCCTCGCTCTCGTCACCTTCACGGATGATGTTAGTACCAACGTCGCCCTTAAGCGCGATGCACTTAACGTCAAGCATGCACATCTGACGCAATGTGAAGCGCCGCGTTACATCGATGTTACCGGGCTTGGTGGTCTTATCTTTGATGTATTGCTGATACTGACTATTGACGTTCTTATCGCCAGTCCGTGCCTGCCATGAGAGCGTACCGCAAACGTAAGTAGGAAACTTTATCAGGATGCCAGAGCACAACCCGGAGTTATCTACCATGTCGATTGCGTTCCACATCACTTGTAATTTCTCGCGCTGGATACGCAACCATTCTCCCGCTGTGTGCGCTGTTGAGTTAGGCCGAGAACTGGTAGGCTGCGCCGCGAGATACCTAAACCAATTCATCTTTTCACGGGCAACCATTCGGTTAAGCGCCGTTCGCGTCGAAACAAGACCCAGCGCCTTGTCGATCCTACTCTCCCATTTCGTAGGCGTGTAGGGCTGGTATTCCTTGCTCATGCTGAGCGCCCGCTGAACTGTCGATCAGTGCGAATGCGTGCCTGCGCCGTCTGTGGCGTGCCGTTAGCGTAGCTAATCGCGACTTGTAGCAAACTTAGCGCCGCTCTTATATCCGGCAAGTCCGCACGCGAGATAGACCATCCGGGAAAAGCGTTGCTCTTACCCGTCTTAAGCACGTCATCCTCTGCCTGTAAGTAAAGCGCCCGTTTAGCTGCTAGCTCAGTAGTCGATAAGCCAAGGTAGGGATTGTCAGATAACGCCATGACTGGACAACCTTATCGCATTATGCGCGTCAGTTGTCCAGCTTGGACTTTTTACTTTACCCGCTCGCAGTGTTCGCAATCGTTAGGATGCTTCTCATCCCATGACGCGTAGCCATCAATTTCGCTGACAGTAACATCGTCTGGTAAGCACTGAGCGTAACACCTGTTCCGTTCTTTAATTGATCCACCGCATAACCCCCTCGCCTTGATTAAGGCGTCTCGCCGAGTTAATGCCACTGCCCATACATACGGGCCGCGAGCTAGATAGACGTGCCCTCGTGGAGCGCGTCTGTCATCATTCCTGTCCTGCCATTCCTTCGGTATTCTATTCATGCTACCACCTTCCATTGTTCAACTTCCCTGCGAAGCGCCTCTTGTTTCTCCCGATGGGATTTAAGGAAGCGTTGCAGGCTTTCTTGTTTCTTGGCTTTCGCCCGCCGCATGGCGGCCTTGGCCGATTTGGTTTTCCACCACTTTGAAAGCAGTGGCGTTTCTTTTTCTCTGTCTCTCATGCTATAATATAGCAAATGAGATTTCCGCAGTTTCGCTAAACTGCCTGATTTTGAGATTAGCCTAACGAATCTACCTAGCTAAATCTTTTTTGAAAAAATCAGTTGACGCGTTTTTCCACTTTTCTGCTGCGCGTCGATCCGAAGTTGAATTAACGGTAATCCATGACTTAAAACAGTTGCGCTCAAATATCTGTAAATGATACAGGATATTCGTATTGAAATACGATCTGCCTACAACTCTGCGTTTTTCCTTCACAGCGTATCGACATCGATACTTTCGGCCTGCCATTCTGATAGATCGACAAGACGTTGCAGACACATGGCTACCAATATCATACATTCGCAATCCCATGCGTGGTTAGGTCGCTTTGATCCAGTCGCCTTAACCTTCCCGTCCTTGGTTGTTACGCTCATATTAGTCCACCATTCTTGTTTTCTGTTACGCGACGTGATAATCGTTTGCCTAGTCTCTGCGTTGATCTGCTTGATATACTCCGCGCCTACGTCATCCGGGATACCCCAATAGAGGGCGTTACCTTGCTTGAATGCGCTGAGTAGGTTCTTGATGTGCAAGTTGATCCAATCGTATCTGCGGGCCAACCTCATCACGGCGCGACCCCTTGTGACGCGCCTATTGATCTGCTGTCGCTCAGTTCCAGTAAACGGATCAGCCCACTTTTCTTCCGAATACGGTAACTCAATAACAACACGCTTAATCATTCGTGTGCGTTGATCTACTATCTCGTTGATATGCTTGAATAACTCGCGATCAACTCCCTTCATGCATGTCCAGCCTCGCATGGCTGCCGCCGCATATACTTCATTCGCTTCAAACCCGCTGTCGATTAACACGCATTGTTCAGCAACTCCAAATTCCTTGGCCTTAGCTTCAATCTCGTCGTAGCTATTAAGACAATCCGCTTCTGTTACTCCACGATCTATCAGCCTGCTTTCGCCGTTAGGCCTGCATGCCCTAAGAACATACGGGTAGCCCCATTGCTGCTTATCGTTTCCCATGAAACGGATTGATTCGCTTTCCCATTGGCCTGCGATATAGATGTTCGGCGATCCTAAGCTATAATCAGCGCGAGCTACTTTCTGATTTCCTGTGACGTGCTTGGATTCGTCCCATGCTTCAGTCTGTCGCCGCGTCCAGAATTGCCGCAGTGGTTCTATGTTACCGTAATTCCTGAATTGCTGGACTGCCTGCAAAAACTCTACAACCCACTGTGCCCATGTTATACCCGGCCAATTGACACTGAGCACGTTAAATCTGTAGCTCTTATGCCAGTCCGGCGCGTCCGGGTTAGTGTGAACGTAAAGCGCCCCTTCGTTTAACTGCCTTCGACTTCTCGCGTTGTCCGGGTAATCCTCGTTACAATACTCGCATGAGTAACGCACTGTTTTGGCTACCGCCTTCAAATCCCATTCCTTACCGGGCCTAGTTGTCGCATCACGCTCCCATTGCAGACCGCCGCGTTGATTGCGCTTACCCCAGCGCGGCCTTTGCGTGCGTCCGCACTTCAGGCAACGCCACGACCATTCGCCCATCGATCCTGCTTTCCAGAGTAAATCAAAATCGTCGCCGTCAACGCCCGGAATGCTCCCGTTCATCACCTTGTAATTCCATGCGTAAGACACATTGCAGCGCTTGTGAGCTATCGCCAGCCTGCCTATAGGCCATTGCCAGCACTCATCGTTGAACTGCGTCTGAATAGACTTTTCTTCCAAGTTACTTTCCGCGCATCCCTGAATCTTAAACGGCATGCCGTCTGAAAATATAACGCTCTGTATCCGCGCCTTGTTATGATCTGCGGGTAGCTTGTCTATGATTGATTCACAACTCCGCGCCTGCGGCCACCAGCGTTGTTCTGCAAACTCTTTAGCCGCCTCATCCTTGTAGGTATTCCACTGCATAGGGCCGGGACGATTGACGATAGCCCACATGCTTGCGCCTTCCATTGCCTTAGTCCTGCCGCCCTGATTCGGCCCGACCATTGTAACCATCCGAATGATCTCATCCTGAAAAGACTTCAGTGGCTCGCGTAGTTGCGGAGTATTGGCTACATCATACTGCCCTTGTATCGGCGAAGTCGTATCCAGACTGACGTTCTCGTGCAACCATTCGTCTATTGGTTGCTCGCTGGGCTTGCGGATAGCCTCGGCGATCTTATGATCCAGCCACGACCAATCCGTATCGATGTCGATACGCTTAGTGCCCGTTCGCGCCGTTACTGCTTTCAAGCGATCTAGCTACTTTCTCTCTAATATCTGCCCACCTTCGGCCTAATACCTTGGCGATCTCGCCTGCCGACATTCCTTCTAATCTCGGTGGCAACTCATGCATGAAAGCTTTGTCGCCTTCTCTCACGAGTAATCCAAAGTTCTTCATAATCCTGTCACTCGTCTCAGATTTCAGACAGTACTTCTCGCGTTTAACATCCAGATCGAATTGCTCTTTTTCTGCTGCGAGTAGTTGCCGCTTAATAAATGCCGCGTCGCGAGGATTCGGCGTTGACCCGTTACTGCCGTTCTTTTTCTCGCGCCTGTTCCAATACGAGAAGTTAGCATCCCTGAATCTCTCCCACTCGCCAACATCCCAGCCCTTACCCGGTACTTGAACTGGATGATGCGGTAACTCGAATAAACGTTCTAGGGCAGGCCGCGAGATACCCAACCGTTGATGTAACACGGTCTTGTTTTTGGCATATCGACTTGTCCGCACGATATACAGCTAACCGCTATAACGCGAATTTGCAAATACTGATCCTAAAATCCTAGCTTGTGTCGGGAGACC